TTCATGTTATTAGTTGTATAGTAGACACTTCTATGTCTATCCATCTCTCTTTGTTTACTTCCCACATAATGACTTTATCTGATCTACTTTGAAACTTCTTAGGTATTGTTACATACACACTATGAGTCTTATCACTTGTTAGTGATTTGTAGAATACCGTTTTGTATGAATGTAGTAGTTCTGATTGTATTTGTTCGAATGTCATTCTGATTGTGATATGTTTTGTTTTATACAATGATCTCGTAGAGTAGTCTTAATGTCTTCACCTTTAGCTGAGTTACCGAATGTCTTTAATAGTTTATCTCGTTGCTCGTCACGATTCTTACTCCAGACTTTCAGTTCTTCTTTCGTTAGTTTTCTTATCATACTCATACTTGTATTTAGTCTCGTAGCATTTGCCTTCGGTTAGATGGGTTGCGCTTGCTATCGCTGGTACACTTTGTTATACTATGTACATAGTTTGATAATAAAGAGGTAAAATTATGAACACATATAGAGGAAGAAATATAGAAATCACGATAACAGCTGAGGGTAACGTTAGAGTCACTCAAGAGAGTATGTTATCAAAAGAGTATAACACGATGGAACTGGTCACGGATATCAGAAAGATCAATCTTTTCTACTTTGGGACGAACATGAGTTCTTATCCGAACGGAAGAAGACCATTGATTCAGGATATGTTTCCTGAGTTGACAGTTGATGAGAGAGAGTTTGTACAGACAGGTTGTACACCAAGTGATTGGGAGAATCATCAAGTAAGGTATCAGTCATGAGAACCACAATGTTTAACGGTACTGTAACTAGTCTCAAATGGATAGCGACGGTACTTGTTGCCTTCGGTCTATCGATGCAATTAGCAACAGGAGAAGATATAGTTTTAGCTAGTCTCTCATTCCTATTTACAGGTATCGTCTTGTTTATAGTCTACAGTATCATGTCGAATGACAGGTCAGTCATGTTGTTAAGTACAATAGGATTCGCAGTAACGGTCGGAGCTTTGTTAGATACAGAGACCGCAAGACTACTAGTACCGGAACTAGCGATATACGAAGAAGAAGGATTCTTCAAGAAATACGGAAAGATAATAATAACAGTACTAAAGGAGTTCACTTGAATCCGCTGGTACACTTTTGTTATACTATGTATATAGTGATTAATAATAAAGAGGTAACAAAATTATGAATGTTCAAACTATAAAGAAAGCAATGTTAACTATGTCTCAATCAGAGATAAGTCAAATCGAAGTCTACGCTCAGAGATTAAAATACTCGTCAGGTGTAACCTTCTCAGTTGGTCAGAGTGTGATGGTGGTTCAAAGAACTAAGTCGACTCCTGCTAAGATTCTGAAAATGAATCCGAAGAAAGCACAGGTTGAAATGATGTGGACTAACAGAGGACTTACAAAAGTCAATGTTCCTTACTCAATGTTGGTGGCAGCATAATGACAGAGTATGTAAAATTAGAAAACCTACAGAGTTTTGATACAGAATTCAAAAACTCTCTAGGTGAGTTAGAACAAAGAATCTTCGATTGCTATTCAGAAATCTGGAGAAGTGACAAAGATGAGAGTACTTCAGAGAAGACAGTCAGAGAACAAATGTTTAAAGAATTCAAAGAGAACTTTGGATACGCTACAGGTGGTAAGAAATATCTTAAACTTGTAACAGGTGCTTTCGGTATCGGTAGACATTGTCAAACATCAGTATGGGGTTTTGTAGCTAAACAAGATTTCAAAGTAACAAACAAAAAGAAGTCTGGTGGTGAATACATCAACTTCAAAGAAGGTGACATATTGAAAGCTGCTGGTTGGAATACACCGACACTCAATGCGTCTAGAGGTAACATCTTTACAGATGATTACAAAGTTTCGTGGACAGGTCCACAATATTTAATATAGGAGAAATTATGGAAACGATAAAATTTATGAAAGGTGACATCAACGGTGTTGCTGGTTCGAAACAAGGAGAACTCACTGCGTCATTCAATGAATTAGAATGGGCATTCGGTCAACCTCAGTTCGAAGGTATCGGTGACGGTATCACGACAGAGTATAGTATCGATTATCTAGCTACCGATAAAGACGGTGAAGTCACGAGAGGAAACTTTAGACTTTACGATTGGAACTTTGGTAGAGACTTGAGAAACAGTTCAGGTAATACATTATGGAATGTAGGTGGTACAACACCTCTTGACTATAACATGGCAATGGAAGCTATGTGGCAGTTCAATGAGACAGATTTAAAATACGGTGAGAATGAATCATGTGTTTTAGAATCAGAGTTAGTCGTATGTTAGAATACGCATTAATCAGTACAGGTATTATTACATGGACAGTAATGATATGTTGGGCGTTATATCAAATTATAAATTGGGATTAGAATATGAAACATAAAAAATGGAAAGAGACTTGGTTCAGCGAAGATAGAAAATATCCTCCGATAACAGATGTTAACGATTTTGAATGTATTAGAGAGATAACCGATTGGTCAGAAACAGTTAAAGATTTTATTGTTCCGTCACACACTTATGTGTTGAACGGTGGTAGTAATCTTTGTGGGTTCTTTCCGTTAAATGATTATACAAATTGGGTCGAGTTTAAAGTACCTATTGCATTCTTAAAGAGTAGACGAAAGTTCGAGAAAGTTCATGTCAAATAAGTGGGACATACAATGGCAGATCACGCGTGTTAATGCTAGACTAGTTAAAGACTATGATGATAAGTTTGAGTTTGTGATTGAATGGTTTAAAGATAATCCTACTGAGACTTACTATGAGAATGTCAAGAACTGGATTCGAATGACATCTATGGGATATAAGAAAAGTCCAGACATCTGGTTAAATGACATTGAAGAATATGTTACAGAAAACGGATTGATGTCAGACAGTAGATATACACCACAGACACTATCTCAGACACCAGACTTTTTACTAGAACGTGTATACAAAGATTTATCTAAACGTAAGTACAACTTTCAATTCAAAGGTCGTATACCTAAAGGTCATATAGAATTTGTTGAATCATTAGAAGAAGAACTATCTAAAAGAGTTTGATACCGCTGGTACACTTTTGTTATACTATGTACATAATGAAAAATCAAATAGAGGTAAATATGGATTTAAGAGAGATATTGGAAGAGTACGATAGTGTGAAGTTTTCACATAGTGGAAACAAGTATGACGGATTGGTTGAAACAGTTTGGAAAGACTCATTCACTTGTCGTGTACACACGCTCGACAACATAGGTCAAAGAATTGATAACGACACTAGTGAAGTTATGATTGTGAATAAAGAAGTTTTTAATAGCATTAACTTAGAATGGTTTGATGAATATAGAGGGTGTGATAACTCTTCTATAGGAGCAGCTGGTTCTTGGTCAACATGTCTTCAAACGAAGGCAGCTTAAAAGTTTGAGAGAGGAGTCACGAATGGTATTTCGTAGATTGGGTTTTATAATGATATATACTGTAACAAGTGAAATGTCCCAAAGTGTACCGACTCCTCTTTCCCCTATTGAATATTTATAACTTATAAATACAGGAGTATTATGAAAACAGAATTTAATCCTCAACTAACACCGAAAGAGATGTTAGAGTTAGGAGTCTTTGGTGGTTGGTATTTTAAAGTATCAGAAAACATGAATGAATTTCCTAAAGACTGGTTTGAATCAGCTAAGTTATCAGACGATGGATTCGATACTAAACTTAATTGTTTTAATATACGAGCTGGTCAGTCTATGAAGATGTGGACTGATAAAGGTTGGATAACACCAGAAGACCCATTAGGTTGGTTTCAATGGTACTGTAGATATTACATGGGACGTAGAATTCCAGAGTTAGATAAACATCAAATAAAAAGATATAACAATTTCGGACCAAGACATCAATCAGCTATAATGAAAAATTGTCAAGGTGAATATGATAAACGTCCGAGACAAAGACAATCATTACTACAATGGGGGTACGATCCGTACATATAAAATGAAAAGAATAACAACAACATTAGCACTAATAGTTGCTACAGGAATTGGTTACTATGAATACACATTTCATCAACAAGTAAACAATATCGAAACAATAGTAACTTCTAATTTAGTTGCTACAACAAAAGTCTATCAAGTGTCTATAGATACTTTAACACTTTTAAAAGGCCACAATCTAACAGATGATTATCATTGTCTGGCATCTAACATATATTGGGAATCAAGAAATCAATCTTTAGTCGGTCAAATGGCTGTAGGTCAAGTTGCTCTGAATAGAGTCAAACATAAAAATTATCCTGATACAATATGTGGAGTTGTTACACAAACAAAATACTATCCTTCCGGAGGTATCAATCTTCATGATTGTCAGTTCAGTTGGTATTGTGACGGTAAGTCAGATATACCTTTTGAAAAAGAAAAGAAAGTTTATCGTGATGCTTATAACTTAGCTACACGAATGATTGATGATAGGCCTTTTGATATTACAGAAGGTTCTACTCATTATCACAATACAAAGGTGAATCCATATTGGGTTTATGCTTATGAAAAAATAACACAAATAGAAGATCACATATTTTACAGGAGTAATTAATTGAGTATGATTAATTTAGGTTCGTCAATGAGATACGGACCATCAGGAAAGAAAAGAAAAACAACAGCATGGAAGACTCCTAAGAAGAGTACTGTTAAAGCTTATGAACAAGGTAGACTTGAAGTTAATACAGTTGCTAAACAAAGATTAGAACAAATGGAAGAGTTTGATAATAAGTATCCTTCATATACAGGACCAAGTACTTACACACCATTACCAGACAATTCATATAAAGCAAAAGAATCACAAAACTTTACAGTAGCTATTGGTTACAATAAAGGTGGGTATCAAGTTATACCAAAAGATGAAATAAAACACATTGGAAAATAATAACGATTTGACACCGCTGGTACACAAAGGATATACTATGTATATAATGAAGAATATAAGAGGTATATATAATTAGATGGTAAAGAAAAAAAGAACTAAAATAAGTTCGACAAAAAAGTCAAGAATGACAATTGATGAATTACACTACGGACCAGAACCTGGTGTTGATTATTTCAAAGACGGTAAAAGTGTTAATGCATTTTATAACTGGTATAACTATATGTGGGATAGAAAACAATCCGACTTGGTTATAATGCAGTATGCTAAACAACACGGATATAAGAATGCAAGTAAGTTAAAGAAACTTTATGTTCCTGGTAGTGTTGCATACATCATTAGAGGTCTAGAGAATGGAGTAACATTCCCAGACGCTGATACACCAAAAGGATTTGAAGCAGGTAACATAGGTTATCAAGCTTACATACATGAACAATTAAGAAAGTATAATAAACAAGCTGTCGATATGAAAGCTGAAAACATTGATACTTCTAAAACAGTTACTAAAAGAAAGACAGTTCAAGAGAACATTGATGGAAAGGTAATAGAACTTCTTGGCGAAGTTGATCATGCGATTGATGTTTGGGATTGTGAACCGTTTGATATGTATCAATACTTAACTGATGAAAAAGTATCAGCAGCGGTAGCTAATAAGATACCTGCTGAGTATAAAACACTTAGTGATGAAATGACAGAAGTAATTGCAGGTACAGACAAACAATTAAAAGAAGCTTACAGTTATATGTCAATGAAAGAAAAGAAAACATTCTTAATTTTTGTTGATAAGATTATATCAGATACTCTAAAGTATGCTGATAACAATAAACCTATTAGAAAACCAAGAAAGGCTAAACAATATTCAGCTACTAAGTTAGTTGAAAAGTTACAATACTTAGAACACGATACAGTCAATCAAGTTAAATCGATTGACGCATCTAAGATAATTGGAGCTAAACAGTTATGGTTATTCAATAGTAAAACAAACGAAATTATTCAGTACGACCAAATCGATAGAGGTGGTCTTACTGTTAAAGGTACTACATTGTTGAACTTCAATCCGAAGACTTCATGTAGTAAGAAACTTGGTGTCAAGACAGATGATGTACTTGAACGAGTTTTAAGCGGTGGTACGATTGTACTAAATAAGTGTATGAGTGAAATAAACTCGAAGGCGAGTGATGTTACTGGTCGAATAAATAATAATATGATTATATTAAAGGTGGATTAAATTATGGCAAACATAGATTATAGTCGTCTAACACAAGACGCATCAGTGGTCGAAATACTATCAGCGGTTTCGAAAATTAAAACAAAAAAAGAGAAGATAGAAGTACTACAAAAGTATAGAGCTAGAGCTGACTTCATGCATGTACTTAGAGGTGCATACGCTAAGAACGTTGAGTGGTTAGTACCCTCAGGTGATTTACCAGAAGGAAGAAGTTATAGTTCAGCTGCAACTATCGATACAGCAGATGATAGACTCATTAGAGTGTATTCACAATTCATCTATCTTATTAAAGGTGGACCTGAGATGAAACAATCGAAGAGAGAAGAAATCTATCTAAACTTAATGAGTTCACTTCACATTGATGAAGCTAAACTTGTACAAGCTATTATAGGTAAGACTCTTCCATACAAAGGAATCACTGCAGCGATTGTTGCTGAAGCATTCCCGGACATTTGGCCAAAAGAAAGTACAACAGAGTCATAAATACTTACATGAGTAATAAACTAGGATTAACATTAGAAGAACGAACAGTCTTTTACTACACTGCTTTAAATGAGAAGCGTGTTGGTGAAGTTAGACAATACGACCCTATCGCAGGGTTAATGATTCTTCGTGATCCTATGCTCAATAAACAAATCGAGTTTTTGTGGAACTCAAGTTCTTCCAAATGGAAAGGACTTGGACTCGAAGCAGGTTATGTAGCTGAGGTATCTTTTGATACACCAATTACTAAACAGACAGATAGTGCTGTACCAGCTAAAGCCACAAGCGAGACAAGATTTCCAACATAGACTATGAGTGTGAGTGAGAACTTACCCGACAAGGTTTTACATTATGGAAAAGAACTTCAACTAAGGAGGTGATACTGTTATTATGAATAAGAGAAATATATCAACTAATTTAAAGGAGGTCACGCTATTAATAATGACTTGACAGAAATGAAAAGTCATGAGATAATTAATATAAGTCGAGTAGACTTTAAACGGTCTACTCAACTTTTATATTATGATAACCATATATTATAACAGGAGAAAATTATGGAAACTAAAATCTTAACAATTCAGGACCTAGCAGGTGTTGTTTCAATTATAGATGTATGCTCTGCAAGGGGTGCATTTAAAGGTGAAGAACTAGCTGGTGTTGGAAGACTTAGAGAGACTTTTCTTGCTGAAGTGAAGGAACAACAACCTGACGAAGCGACTGCACCTGCAGCTGTGGAAGCACCGGTTGCCGATGCAACAGTAGAAGAAGAATCCTCTGATTCGTAATCGATTATAGAACTAGAGGGACTTAATCTTCCCTCTTTTCTTTTCTCAAATAATATACAATACAAAGAAATACAATGCCAATAAAATTTAAACAAAGTGCTAAAGAAGTAGATAGAACTACAAAGAAAGTTATAGTCAAACATTACTACATGAAAACTATGACAAAAGAAGAACTCTTTAAAGAACTCAATAACAACAACTGCAGAAACAAAATAAAATCTAAAGTCAGAAACGAGTTAGCTCGTAGACATATTGATTGGAGTTGGGTGGACCCAATAGAATCGTAATGGTTTGGGTTACTCTCAAAAACGGTTCTGGTCAAGTAGTCAAAGACATAAAACTTAAAAGTCCTCAGGACATAACATATACAGTTACTAACACTAGTAGAAAAGGTATCAATAGATACGAACTTACTTTAGAGTCAAGTGATGGTTCTACTAAGACAGTAATGAATCATGATGTTATGAAAAAGAAATCAGACCCTAAACATGAACCATGGTCATTAGTCGGTAAGTTTCACACACCAGAAAAGATAGCTGAGTTATACAATACAAAAGTAGACCCTGATGCTAATGAACCAAGACCTAACAGAAGGTCGTTTTGGAAAATGAAGTCAAGTCCAGGTTCACACAATTACAATCAAAAGAAAAGATTAATGCAACAAGATTTTTATATTAAGAATTTTGGTAATTACTTTGAGGAAACAATCAATGAGTGAGATTAACGATTTCGGATTTACAGCTGTCGATCAAGAAGAACTAAAAACAAAGACAGGTGAAAGTGCAACAGTAGGCAAAGAAGTTGCAGAACAACTTAAAGCTGTTGCAGCATCATCAGCAGGACAAGCTAACTCAGCACAGATAGACGTACTAGATTCTAAACTAGACCTATTGACTAAGTTAGTATCTAACTCATTAAGTGAATTAGAAGAACATAAAGATAACTTATCATCTATTGATACTAACAAAGAGTTAGATTATAAAGATAGACTAATAGAATGTAATAAACTTATTCTACCATTACTACAGAACTTAATGAAGAACGAAGATAAAGAATACATCTATTGGCCAAATAGAAAAGCAATCATACAATCACAAATAGACAGACTTGAAAAAATTACAAAATCATAGTACTAGTAACCAGTGGTACACTTTTGATATACTTACTACAATATGATAACATTAAACACAATAGAATCCTTAGCGTATCTAAGCGTCTTAGGCGCGGCAGTATATTTCTCATACAGAAATGGTGAGAAAGAAGGTTCTATGTATATGTTAGAGTATCTTAGAGAAAACAAATTCTTTAAAGACTCTGACTATATGAAGTTTATGAAGCATATGAGTGAAGAGAAGGAGAAGTCGAATGAAAAGTGATTTTACTATCGAAGGAAATGTCGGCGATGCTTTTATTAAAATCTCTAAAGAAGGTGAAGTTGAATTGATATTTGGTGAAGACGATATATCAATTACTAGAGAGGTAGTTGACATAAGTGAACAGAACGTTTATAAAGCAGCTACTCAGTTTTCTTTAATGATTGACAGTTATCTACGCAACGAAGTTGCACTAGATGATTTGATTCTAAACTCAACAACAGGTAGTATACCTTCTGAATTAATCGGAAAGGATATATTACCTATAACTCTAGCAGGTGCTGGATTCGAAGACTTTGAAGTCGAAGAAAAAAAGATACCTATGGGGTTAGAAAAAGATAATGTAATTCAATTTAAACAAAGGAAAAAAGATGAAGACAAGTGAAGTGTATGAAGGCCTAGTAGATAATAAACTGTATAATACAAAACTACATAAAGGGAAACCAAGAGGGTATTATGATCCTTCTCCAGTCGAGGTATTTTTTACTAAGATAGGACAAGAGATATATAAGTATACAGATAATAATCAACACAAGACTCTGATGTCTGATGAGGATTGGATTACTCATTGTGACACAGCAAACAAGTGTGTAAGATTCGGTACACTATATGGACCGAAAGCTCTAGAAGATTTCAAACCAGAAGAGTTGACAGTAGTCAGAGCATTTTTAAGGATGAAAGATAAATGGATTTAGGTCAAGAAATATCAGTTCTACAAAATAATATTAAAGAACTACAACAACAATTAGCACAAGCACATATTCGTATTGCTGAGTTACTACAAGATAAATCATCTACTAGTGAAGAAGTTATTACATGTAAACAATTCATTCAAGAACTTACAGGTGAACTTACAAAAGTCAGTTCTGAAACAGAAAATAAGATACAAACAAAGATGAATGAAGTACCACAAGTAATGGATTCAAAGGTATACTTAAAAGAATAATGCCGATATACGAATTTATAAACAATAAGACAGGTGAGACATTCGATAAGTTATTAAAGATAGCTGAGAGAGAAGTCTACTTAAAAGACAATCCAGATGTATCACAACGATTCACTAAAGTTCCTGGCATCGTTAGTGGAAGTGGTAAATTATCTATTGAGAATGTAGACAATCATGGATTCAAAGAAGTCTTACAAAAAATCGGAGAAGCTCATCCAGTCGGTACAGTTGCTGACGATCATACTAGACGAAGTGCAAAGACACTTGCATCAAACAAAATAATTAAAAAACACGCTAAAATACAAGCAGACAGAAAAGGAAAATAATATATTATGAAATTTAATCACTTAGAAGGATACGAATCAGTTACATTACCAACTGAAACAATTAATGGTAAGAGATACTATGTCACACCGACAGGAAATAAATATCCGTCAGTAACGACAGTAACAGGACTACATAGTGCCAAGTGGGTTGCTAAATGGAGAAAGAATGTTGGTGAAGAAGTTGCTAATAAGATATCATCACAAGCAGCTGGTCGAGGTTCAAGATATCATAATCTTCAAGAAGACTATATCAACAACTTAGATATTACAGAGAAGTTATCTAATGCTACTCCTCTTGATAAAATGATGTTCAATCAAACTAAAGAACTTACTGATAAGATAGGAGATATCTATATGTTAGAAGGTTCATTGTATAGTGACGATATACAGATAGCTGGTAGAGTAGATTGTATCGCAGAGTTCGCAGGGAAGGTGTCTGTAATCGATTTTAAGACCAGTACGAAGGCTAAGTCACCTAGTAAGATAAAGAATTACTTTATGCAAGAGACAGCGTACGCTATGATGTTTGAAGAAAGGTATGGAGTTAAGATAGATAGAATTGTAACATTAGTTTCTGTAGAAGAAACAGGTGAAGCTCAATTGTTTGTAGAAAATCCCAACAACTGGATTGACCAGCTGTTGAGTCTTCGTAGTCAGTATAAAACTGAATTTGGTTTGTAGGAGTAGTGCCTAAGTTCTATTATGGTTCACATTCAGATTCCTCTGGAAGTTGCTAGTATGATAAGAATAGGAGAAATTATCCCGAATATCATAAACGCCGCTTCGAGGACTCTGGCAGATGAAGCTTTTACTTCTTCGCCGTGTCTACTCCATGATTGTTTTACATTCATTAGAGCATCCGTTATAAATAGTTATATAATTAAGAATATCATCAATTACGATAATATTCTTTCTCTTATATTTATAACACTTATAACCTTACATTCATAACATTAATATGGCATATTCAAAACAAGTAGTAGAAAGATTCGAATCAGTATTAGCTAATCCAGCTAAACACAACGTAGGAAGATTTGATCCAAACGATAAAACTGTAATTACAGGAATGGTCGGTGCACCAGCTTGTGGTGATGTTATGAAACTTGATATGAAAATGAACGGTAATGTTATAGAAGATGTTAAGTTCAAGACGTACGGTTGTGGATCAGCGATAGCATCATCAACACTATTTGTTGAAATGTTAAAAGGTAAGACAATAGACGAAGCTAAACTAATAACAGATAAAGAGATAGCAGCTATATTAGATTTACCTCCAATCAAATTACATTGTTCAGTATTAGCAGAAGATGCTATTAGACAAGCAATAAAGAATTGGGAACCTGATACTCTGATGGGGCATAACAATCCTCCAAATGATTAGAGCTTTATTATTGTATGTATTATTCTTTGTTACTCATAACAACTTCGGCATTGACGAAAGACAATACGGTATACTTAGAGCTTTGAAACATACCGAACAAGCATCACAAATAAGAACTTGACAAATACGAGAACGGTAGTATAATAGATATATGATTCTAACTAAAAAGAAATTTACAAACAGCGTTGAAGAACTAGTAATTCAGAAACGATTAACTTACATAGACGCGATAGTTCACTTCTGTCAGGAGAATCATTTAGAACCTGATTCAGTCAAGGGTCTAGTAACTCCACCATTAAAAGAAAAAATTCGTGCAGAGGCGATAAATCTAAGATTCTTAAAAGAATCAAAGGCAAAACTACCAATATAAATTATGAAACCACAACAACAGAAAACCTATCAAATGAATAAACACTTTAACAAACCTAAGAGACATGAAGGTCCACCTCCGTTTGATGTTCTATTAAGACAATTCAAAAAGAAGTGTGAGAGAAAAGGTATCGTCCAAGAAGTTAGAGATAGACAATACTATGAGAAACCAGCTCAAGCTAAACAAAGAAAAATGAAAGAAGCTGTTCGTAGAGAAAAGATGAATCAAATGAATAATAACACATTAGGAAGACCGAAGTTTTATTGATGACTAGTCGTGAAGGTTTTGATGCGTACTGTTTGTACTTAGCTATTACTAATCATTTTCATACAGAGTCGTATGATTTTTTTAAGTATAGAGGCAAAGTACCTGTAAAGTTACCAGCGTTTCTAAAAAGAAATGACAAGTATCATTTCGCAAAGTTAGCAAGAGATCATAGAGATGATTTAAAAGATTTCTTAGTAGCTAACTTATCTAAACAAAAATACTATGGTCGAAACTTATTAGAACCTGAATGTGATGATAATTATAAAGCTTATAAAAAGAAAAAACAAAAACTAACTTACACTATCACGGAAGATATGAGATACTTACAAGACAAGTATGAACATATCGATACAATATTAAAAACAACAAACGGTCAACATCCACCAATACTAAAAGAATACTTAGGTAGTAAGATTAACGCTGAGACATTTATATCGTTTGATTTGATGTTTGCACTCTTTAGTGAATATGATGAATCAATTCAAGAGAAGTTTATCTGGCCAAAAGAAAGAAACAGATTAAGTAAATTAAAACCGTTCATAGAATTTGAACAAGTAAAATTAAGAACAATAATGAGAGAGATATGGGTACAGCATACATCATAGGTAACGGTCCTTCTAGAAAAGGATTGGACTTAGATACACTAGATGGTACTACATTCGGTTGTAACGCTCTGTATAGAGACTATAGTCCTGACTACTTAGTATCAGGTGACTCTACTATACTTAAAGAGATATGTAAGACTGAATATCCTAAACACAATAAGTGTATCTTTCCTGATTATGAATGTATTCCTCTAGAGTACAAAGAAATGTTATTAATGAATTTTGATGATAGCTATAAAGTTAAAGAATCAAATCCTAATAACAAAAAGAACATTTGGATGTTTGGACTAGAAGATGATGTTTCAAATATCATGGAAGTTCATGTCATTGGGGTTGAACCTGAATGGCATATAGAAAATATGAAAGGTACAGAAGATGATACTATGTTTAGTGTCAACTTTTTTGCCGGAAGTCAAGCTATGGCTCAGGCTTCTATAATGGGTTTTGATGAGGTATGTCTTGTTGGTTTCGATTCAATATGGAACTATCAAGAAGATACTTATCAGAATATCTATGCTGGTACTAATGCCTATAAAAGAGAGAAGGAAACTTCTCGATTAAGGGTTGGTATTAATGATCCTAATTCACTTTTAGGAACACAAGAAGCACAGATAAAAAAAGTGATTGACAGATTCAAAGATGTCAGTTATACTATATACTATGACGGAATTAAGAAGCCGTTAGAATATAATAGTTTTACATAATGAATAAAGTGGATAAAATAAAATATAATAATTAAATATACAAGGAGATAAAATGTCATTTAATGAATTAAAGAGAAGTCGCGGTGGCTTCGATAAACTACAAACCGCATTAGAAACAGAGGGAGACTCTGGTTCGAAGAAAAAAGGATACGGTGACGATAGATTCTGGAAACCTGAACTAGATAAATCTAGTAATGGATTTGCAGTACTTCGTTTCTTACCAGCATCTAATGGAGAAGAACTTCCATGGATCCAATATTGGGACCACGGATTTCAAGGTCCAGGTGGTTGGTTTATAGAAAAGTCACTAACAACTTTAGGACAAAACTGTCCGGTTTCAGAGTACAATGGTGTACTATGGAATAGTGGTGATGAAGCCCAAAAAGACCAAGCAAGAAAACAAAAACGTAGACTACATTATGTAGCGAATGTTTTAGTGATGTCAGATCCTGCTCATCCGGAGAACGAAGGTAAAGTAATGCTTTATCGTTTTGGTAAAAAAATCTTTGAGAAAATTAAAGATGTAATGCAACCTCAGTTCGAAGACGAGAAACCTGTGAATTGTTTTGATATGTGGGAAGGTGCAGACTTTAAACTTAAAGTCAGAAAAGTAGATGGTTACTGGAACTATGATAAGTCAGAGTTCGCTAATGTAGCAGCTATATCAGAAGATGATTCTGTTATGGAAGGTATCTATAATAAGCAACATTCTCTTGCAGAACTAATTGCACCGGATCAATTCATGTCTTATGAAGACTTGAAGACTAAACTTAATAGAGCATTAGGATTAGGTGGTGTAGAAGTGTCTGGAGCGACAGCTGAAACAATAGCAGAAGACAACACTAGTGGTCTAACAGCTACAGCGAAAGCACCAGCATGGGCAGATACACCTGTACCAGCAACGAATTCAGAGGACTCTAGTTCAGATACTATGAGTTATTTTGAAAAACTTGCGAATGATTCATAATAAAGTTATAAATACTATAACCTATTAAGGGATTAGGGAGTACTCCTGTGTCGGAGTATGAGAACTAGTACATGTTCAGTATTAGTGGGACAGTTGAGAATGGGGATTCTTGACAATCAATGAGGAAAGATATCTAAGCGGCAGGAGATATCAGTTTAAACAGCGGGAAAGCGGGGCTAGTTTTTACACCATTACTTCTATTGG